TCGTTTACGGCGCAGGCCAGAGCGGTACATCTCTGATCATCACCGCGAACGCTGGCGACACATTCAACGTGGGCGACAAGTTCTCGATCCCCGGCGTGAACCTCGTCAACCCCATGACCCGGCGCATCCCCGGCAAGGCCAGCAACAAGGTCTTCACTATCACCACGCCTCTGGTGGCTGCTGGTGGGGCCGGTGGCGACACCATCAACTTCCTGCCTCCGATCTACGGGCCGGGCTCTCAGTACCAGAACGTTGACGCGTTACCTGCCGGTAACGTGGCCCTCACGCTGTGGCCTGGAACGTCCTCGCCCAACGGCAAGGTGGGAACCGTGGGCCTGGGCCTGACGCGTGAAGCATTCGGCTTTGTGGGCGCGAAACTCTACACTCCCAAGGCTGTGGAGCGCGCTGGCCAGCAACGCGACCCCGACACGGGCGTGACTGTCCGCATCGTGGTTTCGTGGGACCCTGTTCGCAGTGTCCGCGTCAACCGCATGGACTCGCTCGGTGGATTCGGCAATTTCTACCAGGACCGCGGTGCGGTCGCAGTCGTCGGCAGCTAAACCGCAGATTTCGGGAAATATGGGAAGTGGACTAGTTTGTGGGCTACAAACGCGGGCTAGTCCACCACTTCAGATTTGGAGATTTTCACATGCGATTCACCAGAATTCTCGCACTCGTAGCGTTCAGTCTGTTCAGCACGGCCGCGTTCGCGCAAACCGCCCTGACCCAGACCACGCTCTCTGCAGCCATCACGTCCAGCCAGACCACTCTTCAGGTGGCTTCTGCGACTGGCATCAACTCGCCCTCCTCTTTTGGCGGTGCGACTTACACCCCCGGCACGTCCACGCTGCTGGTTGTGGACAATGAGGCAATCGTTGTTCGCTCGATCAGCGGCACCCTCGTCAACGTCCAGCGCGGCGCGAATGGTTCGAAGGCGAAGGCGCACAACGCCGCCGCCATCGTATGGGCCGGTTCGCCCGATAAGTTCCTTGTCTCCGATCCGTCTGGAACCTGCACGGCGTCCATCACCTACAACCCCACCATTTCAATCAACACGGCATACAGTCTCAACACGCATTACTGGAACTGCATCAGCAGCACCTGGCAGCCCGTTCTCACCACTGGGACCATTACCCCGGCGGCAAGCTCGGCAGCCATCCAGACCGCAGGCCAGACGTTCACCGTAGCCGGGCTGATCTCGGGGGAGCCGATCTCCATCGTGAGTGGCCCCGTGCCGACTTCACTCTGCCCACTCACTGGCGCGGCTGTTACCGCAGCCAATACCGTGACGCTCTACTTCACCACGTTAACCGCTGCCGCTTGCACGCCTGCATCCGGGGCTTACCTCATCAGTCCCACGCGCTTCAGCCTGTAATCCGTCACCAAACCATCAACCGAGCGGGCGTCTTCGGGCGCCCACTCTCCTAGGAGAATCACCATGGCAGATCAGCACGAGGAAGTTCTCGGCGTCATCCGCGAAGCCCATGCGCAGCACGATCCGCACGGCTTCAAGAACCACGGCCAGGACCACAGCAAGCTACATTCGTTCCCCGAGGTTCCTTACACTCACGAAGAGTTCCCGCAGGCCGTTTACCGCGGCAAGCACACCCGCATCGTCCACAACGAAGAGGAACTGAAGGCTGCCCAGGATGAGGACTTCAGCGTAGAACTTCCCTCCCGCGAAGAAGCTGAACCGAAACCCGAGGTCGAGCCGGTTCCCGTGGTTGTGGTCGCGCCCGTAGAGCCGCCCCCGCAGGAGTAATCCTTGCCTATCCCAGAACCGGCCATCTATCGGCCATCGAACCTCACCAAACAGCAGAAGCAGGACGCGCTTGCAGCCTGCTATGGAGTCACCATGGCAACCGAACCAATGTCCGAAGTTGAAATTGCGCGCTTGCGGCAGATCCTGCTTCAGCATGACGCCGAACACAAGCCGCTCGCGACCATCGACCTGAACAACCCGCCCAAGGTCCCATACCGGCACCAGAAATTTCCGATGGCGGTCTACGATCACGAACACAGCCAACCCGCTCACGATGAACTGCGCGCCGTACGTTCCGGCAATCTAGTCGTAGAGGAGCAGGTCCACGTCCCGGCCAAGGTTGTGATGCGCCTCGTGCAGAACGAGCGCGAACTGGAAGCGGCCCTGGACAATGGCTGGAGCGATGAAGCGCCCGAATACCGCGAAGAGCGCGAGGAGCCGCTGTCTGCTGCAAACGAGGCCGAGGTCGCGCGCGTGCAGGCGCAGATCGACAAGAAACGGCCAGGACGGCCAGCCACCCGCAAGGAAGTTGCCGCCTAACCCATGACAGCCCTCGACATCATCACCGACGCCTTGATGGAAATCAACGTGGTCGGCCAGGGAGAGCAGGCGGCCAACGGCGATGCACAGTTCGCGCTGCGCAAGCTAAACCGCCTGCTCGACAGTTGGGCCGCGCGGTCGGTTTACATCTACAATGTGAACTTTTCCGTGTTCCAACTCGTTCCTGGCCTGTCTCCACACACGATTGGACCCAAGGGTGCGATCACTCGCACGGCGCTCCTGAACGGCGTGGCGACGTACCAGTGCGTCGAGAACCTGACCAACGGCGATTCGGTGACGGTGACAGGGACAGCGAATGGGGGCGGCGCGCTGAACGTCACAGGGCGCGTCCAGGCCGCCACCGCAACACAGTTCAGTCTGCCGGTCATTCATGCGGACATTGCAGCAGCGGCTGATGCAGGCACCGTGGTTCAGGCCTCCAGTTCAGTACCCACCTTTGCAACTCCTTCCATGGGTCAGCGTCCGCAGCGCGTCGAGCAAGCTGAGCTGATCCTCAACAACACCGGCACAAACGTCGACATTCCGCTCAACATCCGCGATGATGACTGGTGGGGTAACAATCGCGTCAAGAGCCTCCAGAGCAACGTGCCGACCGATCTCTACTACAGCCCCGACTGGCCAAACGGTTCACTCTACTTCTGGCCGGTGCCGAACTTCGCTTACGGTGTGCGCCTGAAGCTCTGGGGGCCGCTGCCGAAGTTCCCCGCGCTCAACTACGTTTTCAACCTGCCGCCCGGCTACGAAGAGGGCATTGTGATGAGCCTGGCGCGGTCGATGGTGGGCGCGTTCAAGGGAGATTGGAGCGCACAGCAAGAGAGCGCCTGGATGCGCGCTACCAAGGCCATCGAGGCGAACAACATCCAATCGCCACGCGGAACTACCGCGGACGCTGGTATGCCCGGTACGGGTCAACGGTCAGGCTTCAACTACTACAGGGGCTTCTAAGTGGCGCGCTTCGGATTCGTAGGCCCATCGTATACGTCCCAATCGCTCTTGGCCGACTGCCAGACCCTCATGAACTGGTACGTGGAATCCGTCGAGAGCGGGCAGGGAAAGTCCGCGCTCGTGCTCTATCCCACGCCCGGCCTCGCGCCGTTTGCGATGACTGCCAAACCTGTGCGCGGCGGCATCAAGATCAACGGGCGCACATTCTTTGTGGGCGCTGGCAGTCTGTATGAGATCAAGGCGGACGGATCTGCGACGAACCTGGGGGCAGTCGGCAATGACTTCCAGCCTGTGACCATGGCGACGAACGGAAGCGCGGGCAATCAGCTCGCCATCTGCTCAGCCGGAAACGTCTATGTCTTCTACCTCAAGGAAAACGGGAACCATCCAGCAGGCGAGCTGTTTGGTCCAGTGGGCGGATTCCAAGACCGGCCCTCCATGATCGTGTTCTGCAATGGGTATTTCGTCGCATCCTTGCGCGACACGAATAAGTTCCAGTCTTCGAGCGCGGAAGACGGTTCCACGTGGAACCCTCTGAGCGTGCAGCAGGTGCAGGAGTTCCCCGAGAACATCGGCGGGATATGCTCCGTTTTCCAGCAGCTCTTTGTGATGGGCCTAGATGGACATGTGCAGGTCTACTACGACTCTGGCGCCAGCTCGCTTACTCCTTTCTCGACCATCTCCGGAGCGTTCATGGAAGAGGGCATCAATGCGCCGTGGTCCTTGACTGTGCTGGACAACACGCCCTTTTGGATCGGCGGCAATGCGAACGGGAACGGCATCGCATGGCGTGCCAACGGATACGCCCCGGTCCGTGTTTCGAATCATGCAGTCGAGACGGCCTGGGCGCGCTATCCCAGCAAAGGCTCTGACGCGGTTGGCTATGCGTACGTCGACCAGGGGCACACCTTCTGGGTTCTGCGCTTCCCGAGCGCGAACGGCGGCTTTGGCGCGACCTGGGTCTACGATGTGGCCACACAGATGTGGCACGAGCGCGCTTTCTGGTCACAGCAAGGCCCTACCGGATTCAGCGCGCACCTGTCTACCTGCCACGTTTCCGCGTTCGGCAAGCATCTCGTGGGCGATTGGAATAGCGGCAACGTGTACGCCATGGACATTGCCACGCTCACAGACAACGGGCAACCGATTCGCCGCAGCCGGCGCGCACCGCACATTTCCAGCGAACAGCAACGCATCTTCCACTACCAAATGCAGCTTGACCTTGAAGTGGGG